CCGGCTATGAAAACCATACAAACGGATTTCGACATCATTGAGCCTGATGCGCTAGAGAACATCATACAAGACATGAGAGCCACTGAGGCCACGGCTGCTAATCAATCTGATGTTCTACTACGACGTTCGATGGAGAAATTCTCTCGCTCAGACTTCGCCGACCCTGTAGATGCCGTCCCTGATGGCGCACCTGATGAAACAAAATGATCAAATCATATCAGGTGGTCGAAGACCAGCGATGGACGACTTACCGATTCGACCCCTATATCTGCACCCCACGACACCGGCAAAAGGTCGCCAACTATGCCCTGAGCACAAGCGATGTCGCACTTATACCAGGAGACCCAACATCAAAGGGATACGTACAATCGAACGATCCTCGAATCTACCGATTCAAGAAGAAGACAGGACACGAACTGACGGCAGCGTTCCCATCGACTGTTGATGAAACGGGCTGTAACGGGAGAAACGGCGTGTCTGGTAATTTCATGACATTGTGTACCGCGTGTCGCCCGATGTATCCAGCCGTTCCGCCCATACCCACAAACGTGCCAACTAGGCAGCTGCGAGGGTTGAACAGTGGATGGGAGAAGCCTGCCCACCGGCAGATATTTCGTGAAATTGCTGAGGCGATGACAGAAGGGTATCTTCCGGGCAACATCCAAGTCGCGAAATACTCGACTAGTGGGTATCCGGCGTTTGAAAATGACGCGATCGTAAAGAAGTCTCTTTTTCTTGAACAACTGCCCCATGTTGATAAGATAATGGACCTGGCTCTATTGGGACAGTTAGAGCGTCTCTATAAGGAGCATCTCACGGTAATCGCCTTCCGTATGCTTGCTAGGCGGCAGGCGGACTCCCAAAGACTTGGGGAGGACGGAAAATACCATGTTAAAGAGCGTCTGGTACCTGACGAAGCATACGCTTTGACGGATGGCCGACGCGGATCGATTAAACCGGCAAGCCGTTTCAACCCCGATGACTCTGAGGTGCCGCTCTGTCGTGTTCGGTCTGCGTACGGGCTGAGTCACATAGCGAATCTTTTGTTCGCTTGTACCTTTGACGGTTTCAATCAGTACTCTTTTCAGACTTATCCTGACACCTTTAAGTCTCATGGAGCGCTCGACATAGCTAATCACATCAATAAGTGGTCTCACCACCAAGCAGTGGATGTAAAGGATCATGACTTCCTTGTGCCGTGGTTCTTCATCGAGGAATTCTTTGATGTGTTGACGACTCGTCTGAGCACCAAATTGGTCGAATTCACGCGAATGTGCTGGCAGGCGCCCGCCTACTGTCCCAGTGCAGATCTCTACGGTCCTCCAAACCCTAGATGGCTCGGACACCCTCTCGTCGCTAGTGATTTCAATCACCGGTATGGTCTGCCCAGTGGGATAAACCACGT